ACGTGCCAGAGGAGATGATGCCTTCGGTGTTCCAGGTTTCGTAGCGGCCAGGGTAGATGACGCGGATTTGTTCTTCGCGCTTTTCGCCGAAATCGCCCTCGGGGACGCAAACCCATTCGTGGATGCGGACTTGGGTGAGTTTGCTGCTGGGGAGGGTGGAGGCTTGGCGCCAGCCCCAGATTTGGTGCGCGTCGATGTTGATGAAGTATGGGCGGCGTCCCAGCTGGACTTCGTCGCGGAGCGTGAGGATGCCGGGGTCGGTGGGGTAGTCCACCATTACGGCGGAGTGGCCGTAAGTAAGACTGCTTACGAGGGCGCGGCGGGCGTATTCGTTGATGGACGATCCAAGGCCGTCGACGTTTTTGCCGAAGTCTTTCCAGTAGTCATCGCCGTCGATTTGGATGGGGCGGCGTAGCACCAGTCCGGCGGCGTTTTCGATTAGGCGCAGGCAAAACGGGGATAAGACGCTGCGGTAGATGCGTCCCAGGTAGGCGTCTTCGTCTTCGCGGGGTTCTTGGGGGAGGTAGCGGTCGTGGAGGTTTTTTATGTAGTCGGAGCCGGTGGTGACGGCTGCCATTGTGTTCCAGTCCGGCGTCATCGCGTGGACTTGGCCGTCGCGGACGAACGGGGTGTTGACTGGGCCGTTGCCTTGGAAGTAGGGGTTGCCCAGCCAGCCGTCAGCTCGGACCGCATTGACGGGGGTAGGAAATGACACTATCTACCAGACGCGATAATTCGTTGTTCCTAGTTTACCGTGCGTATTCAAATTAAACTTCATTAGGCACAGATAGCCAAGGGCGTCGAACATGTGGTCCACGCCAAGCTTTTTGTTTGGGAGGCCGTTCTGGTCGTAGACCAATGTGCGGAGGGATTTTATGGTTTCTCTACATCTTGGGTGGATTTTTAGTCTTCTTACTTGGTTTCCGTCTAAGACGGCGGTGTTGACGCAATTCACTTTGTCGCGGATCTTCCACGGGGATTTGGGGGTGGATACCTTGATTCCTGCTTTGCGGAGGATGGCGTGGTCGGTGAGGCCGACACCAGCGGTTTTGCGGGCCGCTCCAGTGGGATCGGGGCAGATGTCTTTTCGGCGTTCCAGGGAGAAGCGGTGGTTGATTTCGTCGGCCATGTCCCAGGTGGTGGCGTTCACCATCATGATTTCGTCGAAGATGTGGAGTTCGTCGTCTACTTTTACAGCGCAGACGCAGGACATGTTGTCGACGTTGAAGTCGAGGCCCAGGTAGACGGTTAGGTCGGGGATGTCTTTGACTTCTTTGCTGATGTTTTCTTCGCCGAAGTTGATGGCGACTAGGCCGGATAGGTTCTCGAAGGAAGCTTCAAATTCTTGACGGAATGTTCGTGGGTCAAGTTGGCCACGTGCTGCTTCCACTTCTTCGGGTGGGACGTTCCCGCCTTGGATGGTGGTGAAGGACCAGGCGTTCCAGTCGGTGTTTTCGGGTTCGCGGGAGTAAAGCCACATCTCATAGAACCAGGAGGCGGTGCCTTCGGGGGTGGAGATGAATAATGCCCACCCTTGTTTGTCGGCGAGGGCGGGTCTCAACACTTCGAACCAGACGGCTGAGTCCATGAAGGCGGCTTCATCGAGCACAATCCCGCTCAGGGAGCGGCCTCTCAGGGCCATTGCGTTCTCGGTGCCCTTTAGTTCGATTAAAGAGCCGTTTATTAGCTCGATTTTTAGCTCGGATTCGTTTTTGGTTTTGATCCAGGGTTGGGGTAACAGGGATTTGAGGGTTTTCCAGGCGATGTCCTTCGCCATGCGGTACGTCGGGGCGCAGTAAAAGAAGGTTTCTCCGGGACGGTCGATCGCTCCACGGATGAGTTCGATGCAGGAAAGGTAGGATTTTCCGAAGCGGCGGCCTGCGACGAGGACGCGGAAACGGATTTTGGAGTTGAAAACCTCCCCTTGGGCGTGGCGGAGGCTAATTCCTGGCGTTCCAGGCATATTGTGGTACTTTTACGAATTAATGTAGCTCAGGAAGGACGCAATAGTCGGCTTGGATGTAGCTGCCGATGGGGCAGGGGTCACTTTCGCGGGGAAATGCTTGGGTTTTGGTGGCTTTTGTTGGGACGCAATAAGCAGAGGTGTAGTAATAGCCAAATGGGCAGAATTTGCCGCTGCGGGGGACTGGGGTGGCTGCATTTGCCGCTCCAGCGAGTAGTGCGATGAACAAACCGAACCCACAAATGATGCCTGTCCAGTCAAGCCATTCAGGGTTGTCGTTGTGAAAGCGGTGGTAACGACGCATGGGGTTGTATCACAGTAGTCTGTACTGTAGCACGTATTTTTTGGGGTGCCGTTTGGGGGATTGTGAGGATTGAACCCCTACCCCCCTCTGTGCTAGGGTAGTTGTTGTTTCAAGTCTCTAGTTAGGTTCCCTGCACACTGGTACATATGTACTATAGTGCAACTGTACCCCCCTATGCCACCCTGTACTACTGTCACAAGTACACTCTCGCGTGGGTGCCAACGAGATGTTAGTACAAATGTACTATCGTACAATCGAAACAATTCGTAATGTGAGACAGTAGGGGAAGTGGCACGTGTACTATCCCATAGTACAGTACAATCTGTTATAATATGAGAGTACAGGGGACAGGCTACGCACACGCGAGCGGTCACTAGTACAAACGAACTGCACCTTGACAAATGAAGATCTTGACCAGTGCCGACATCGGCACACGGTTGGAAGCGGTGGCCCGTGCCATCGCCCCAGCCATGGTGGCTGTCTATGTGGCGGGCTATACGCTCGGCGCCTGGCTCCACCGCACCAATGACCAGTTGGCTGCTAAGCCCACCATCAGAGCAGCCGTCCATAGGCAGCCCCTCACAGTAGAGGCCCTGACAGCTGCACACACACAGCGTGAACTGATGGTTATGGCAGGCACCAAGTCCAAACGCTCCAAGAAACAACTCGCAGAGCGCATTCTCGCTAAGTAACACAAAAAGGGGCCTAAAAACCCCTTTTTAGTCTTTTTTCTCAGTAGAAGGTTCGATGCTGATATTCAATTTGACCTCCTCCGCTGTAGCGAATTCTGTACCTTCTCCAACAGCTTTTCCAAGGCTATCCATCATTTGCGCGGCGGATTGTAGTTGACCTTTTTTGAGGGCCATATTGATCGCTCTGAAGCGCATTGAGTTCAATCGAGCAACCAAATCGACTCTATCAGTGGCAAAATCCTCTGCGTTCCACTTGTTCACCGCTTTCCAGTCCTTCCAAGCCGTTACTAAGGCGATGCTTTCACGATCTGCGTGATCGTAGACCAAAGCCCGAGCTGACAATCCACTCTGCTGCTGCCTGTAGAGACGCCTTTGACGGGCCTCTATAACGCTCTCAGGGTTGCGTTTGCCATAGACGGCTTTACCCTCAGAATTAACCGGTCCGGTATATCCTTCCTTGGTTTCTCTTTCGAAGGACTCAGCCATTGCAAGCGTTCCAGGTAAAACTTTGAACCAAATATAGCCTCATCACAGTAAAAAGCCCCGTCTTAGCGGGGCTGTTGGTGTGTGAGGAGCGAAGCGACGAACACTCAGCGAGCAAGCGCTTCAAGACCGGTAAGGACAATCTGGACCATCCATTCGATTTCCTCTTGCTGACGAAGGAGGCACAGGTTTCCGATGTGAGCTGAAGAATCCATCAACTCAGAAACGAGACCATCATCTCTGAAGGCAACGCGATTGACGTTATCTGCTACCCAGGAGAGATTCTGAGAGGTGTAGGAGTCCGCTCCAGTTTCTGCTATCTCCCAACTGACTTCGCGGTAGGCTTCAACGTCCCACGCTGATTCTTGGGGTTGTCCGTAATCTGCCAACGAGTTGACGATGTGATCAACAGTGGAGAACCTCCAATCGTTGGGCATTTCGTCGTCGTGAGCAGCAAAGATAACAGCCTGTAAATCGTCGCGAACATCGCTCCAGTAGTCAGCATCAGAGAGGTGCGTGTATTTCGTACCGTTTGCTCTGTGAGTAATCGTCAGGCAACCCTGCAACGCTTCGATCCACTCAATAAGAGTCGTGGGGTCGGCTTTAGTGGTGGTGGTCATTGCG